ATGGTGCCGGCACCAGGAGTCGAACCCGGGACCTACTGATTACAAGTTAACTGTTTTTTGCCGGCCGTTCAGACAGTTAACGCGCGCATTGTTACGTAAGTGGCCCGCTAGAGTCCAGACTCCATGCGGAGTCTGGCCCTTTTGTTACGCAGGATTCGGGGGGTTAGATCGCGGAGGGGGAGACTTGCGGGACGCTGAGGTCGTAGATGTCGAGCATGGCCTCGCCTCGGTGGCCGCTGGCTTGCTGCTTTTCTGCCCTGGTACCCGGGGTATCGGTGATGCCTCGGCGCTTGAGGTCATGCAAGCCGAAGCGCTGCTCGGCGCTGATCACACCGGCAGCGATGGCGCTGCGCATGAAGCGGTTCCAGGATGTGTCCAAGCCGGACTTGCTCAGAGGGCCACCGTGCTCGGCGGTGATGATGAAACGGCTCTCGGGGTATGCCGGTACCGCAGTTCCTCGGCCTTTCCATATCTCTGCCCGTCGCGCCTTCGCTGCCTCCCAGGTTGCACGAAGGCGCGGCGTCCAGGTCACGACGTTGTCGCGGCTGCCCTTGCGTCGGTTGGTGAGCACGCCCTCGGCGAGCTCGTTGGCGTCGGTCAGGGTGACCACCTCGATTCCGCGCAGGCGGCACAGATAAGCCAGCTCCATGACGTATGCCAGGTGGGGCGGTACCGCGTCTTTCTGGCCTCGCGTCAGTTTGCCCAGGTCGCGGGCTCGATCGATCAGGCGCTGCATGACCTCATGGGACGGCAAGCGGCGCTGTTTGCGCTCGGCAGGCGCCTCGATCCCCATGGCCGGGTTGGTGTCCAGATAGCCACGGTTTCGCCCCCACTGCATGACCAGGCGCAGGTAGCGCAATGCATGAACATGAGTTCAAGCGCGGCAGTGTGTGCCACCTGCGCGAGGCGGATATTAACCAGGAGATTTACGGGTTGCCGGAGTGGATGCCGGGGTTGCAAAGCGCGCTACTGAATGAGGCGGCCACGCTGTTCCGGCGCAAGTACTTCGCCAACGGCTCGCACGCTGGGTTCATCCTGTACATGACCGACGCGGCCTTCGACGAGAACTATGTGAAGGACCTGCGCAAGGCGATGCGCGACAGCAAGGGGCCGGGCAACTTCCGCAACCTGTTCATGTATGCGCCGAACGGCAAGAAGGACGGTATCCAGCTGATCCCCATCAGCGAGGTGGCAGCCAAGGACGACTTCGGGGCTATCAAGAACATCAGCCGCGATGACCAGCTCGCCATGCTGCGCATCCCGCCGCAACTGATGGGCGTGGTACCGCAGAACGCAGGGGGCTTCGGCTCGATCCGTGAGGCTGCCCAGGTGTGGGCCGTCAATGAGCTGGAGCCGGTACAAGCCAGGCTCATGCAAATCAACGATTGGCTGGGCGAGGAAGTGGTCCGGTTCACGCCGTATGAGCTGCCCATCAGCGCGCCCAGCTGACAGCAGCGCCGATACATGAAAGCCGCCCTTGAGGCGGCTTTTTTGTGCGCGGCTATGGGACCCGGCACCACCAGGACTGCGCATAGCCGACGCCGTCGACGATCTCTGTACCAGTGATGATCATGCCCAGCGTCGCCATTGAATTGATCTCGGCGTCGAACAGCCTGGGCAGCGGCTCATGGCCTGGGTTCGAGCTGAAGCACCGGGCAACGCGGGAGTATCGCCCCAGCTCCTCACAGATCGAGGCCTCGATCAGAACGTCGATTATCAGCGGCTCAGCCGACCGCAGCTGGTCCCGTGGAACAGCCACGCCCCGGCGCCTCATCTGCACCACCCTGAACTGCATGACCGTGCGCCTCGAATACTGTATGGAAAACCAGTATCGCACGCCAGGCACTCGACCGGGAGGCCATCCAGCACCCGGCGCGCGCCCTCGTCCCCACGCCACGCCCCCGGGCTAAATGTGGTGCTTTTTCTTCACCCCTGCGGCGCTCTCCAGCAAGCGCAGCCGCTGCGCCCTGGGCAGGTATTGGGGGCGTGAAAAAACCTGCGAAACCCTGCACGTAGCGCGATTCTCAGGGGGATCGGCTGCAATGGTCCCGACTCAGGGATAGGGGCCTATTTTCAGAAAGAGTAATTTTTGCAATCTGGCGGGGCGGCACAGCTACAGCCCCCTAGATTCGGGGGGTTGGAGATTACAAAGAGGGGTAACAAAGAGGTAACTAGAAAAGTAATTTTTTGCTAAGTGCCTGATTTATAAGGGTTTTATGACCCCTAAAAATCACTTCATGAAAGAGTAATCTGATTACCTTTATGTTACTCAAAGGTTACCTTTCCTGATCGCTGGAAAAGCTAGGAACCTCAACGGCTTGCGCCGTTTCCCACAGGCAGATTACAAAAATTACTCTTTTTTCAGACCACCCCCAGTACCGGAGATTTTCCCAGGCGCTCTAGGCGTGTGCGCATGCGCGTTAAAGGTCTGTTTGTTACGCGGCTTGTTACGTGCGAGGCCAAAAAAAAGGGCCTGCATCGCTGCAAGCCCTTGTCTTGTATGGTGCCGGCACCAGGAGTCGAACCCGGGACCTACTGATTACAAGT